GAGCGTGAGATGCTCAAGACGTTGCCGTAGCCCTTGTGGCCGTCGAAGTGGGTGGCAGCCTTGGCGCCGAACAGAATGAGCTCATGCTGCGAGCGCCAGCCGACGCCCATGCCCGGCGTGCCCTTGTCCCATACGATCTCAGACTTGACGCCGAAGCCGGCCGCCTCGACGAGGTCGAACAGATATACCCACATACGCCAGTCGGTGAAGATGTAGGCGTAGAGGCAGGGGATGTCGGTGAGCGCGCCGCGGATCAGGTTTTGGTAGCCGCGCGTGCTGAGGATGTCGTTGGCGATCTTCGGGGCCTTGCCGTTCTTTCTCTCGGTGCCGATGCTGCCGGTCGACTTCTGTGACTCCTTGCTGCCGCCCGAGCAGTAGGGCGGGTCGGTCAGCAGGATCTCGGGCTTGTTGCCGTCGAGCAGCAGGGCGCGATCCTCCGGCCGGGTGCAGTCTCCGCAGAGGACGCGGTGCCGGCCGAGGATCCAGAGGTCGCCGTACTGTGTGACCGGCGCGGCCGGGGCCGGGATCTCGGCGTCGGGGTCGCTGCTCGGCTCCTTGGTGTGCAGCGCCTCAGAGAGGGCCGTCACGATGTTGCCGTAGTCGTCCTCGGTGTAGCCGCTGAGCATGAACGGGATCTCGCCGGTGTCGATGTCGGCGAAAACCTCGGCGAGCATCTTGTTGTCAGTGGTGGCGAGCTCCGCGATGCGGTTGTCAGCCGTCAGATCGGCCAGCTCCTCGGCCTCGCTGGCGTAGTCCTGATAGTCGACCGGGGCGTCGGTCAGGTCGTCGAGCTGCGCGGCCATGAGACGGCCGTGGCCCTTTGTGACGAGCCCGCTGCGCTTGCTGACAGTGATCGGAGCACGCCAGCCGGTCGCCCGGATGATAGAGGCGAGGAGCTTGATCTGCTCCGGCGGGTGCTGGTTGGGGTTCTTTGGGTTGGGCCGCAGATCCTTCAGCGGGACGATGGCGTCGTGTGCACAGAACACAGGGACGCTGCCGGCGTATGCCTTCGGCGTGGCCGTGGTGCTGTACTCCTCAATCTCGGGGCCGGTCTGCGGCTGCGGTTTGTCTTTTGCCATGTTTGCCTCCTTTCAGCCTTCCGCTCCCTCCGCAGAGGTCGCAGGCGACTCGCGTGTCCTCGACGCGGACGGTCGGCCCGTTGATGTACCTCGCCATCTGCATCGCTTTTACTTTTCCAGATCCGAGGCATTTGGGGCAGACGCCCCCGGCTGTGATGCCGGTGTTTATGATGATCTCATTCACGGGCTCTGCCTCCTCTCTTGAACTGCCCGGCCTGCGGGCAGGTGGCCCAGTGTGGCCGGTATCCGGCGTCTGTGGTCTCAGCTCCGGGCACGATCTCGCAGCTCACGACCTCGCCCCGGGTGGTGACGATCTTGTCCTTCCCGCCGGGCGCCGCCTTATAGTAGACCGGCGCCGGATCGCACGGCATGGCCTTCCCGGCCGGTGTCTTGATCCAGACGATCGGAGCGCCGCAGCCCCGGCAGGTTGCTTTATTCATTGGCTACGCCCCCTTTCTGCCTCGCGGATCATTCCGTTTTCGACGTATCTGGTGTGCAGCCTTCCGGCCAGCCGTTCCAGTTTTGCCTCCTCGATCTCCTCGGTGGAGCGGTGGAAGATGATGCGGAGCTGGTCGAGCATGATCTGGACGTCTGCCATCTCCTCGACCGCGTTCTCGAGCGCGGCCGCGGCTTCCGCTGCACAGCTCGCGCGCTTCACCTTGCAGATGGCCTTTGTCAGCTCGGCCATTTCCTCGACGGCCATGTCCATTTGTGCCGGTTCCCCATAGAGCCTGATTGCGTGCTCCAGCAGGGCCCGGCGTGCTTCTGCGTCCATCATTTGCGGGCTCCTTTCAGCAGCTCGCAGCAGAGCACGACCACGAGGCAGATCAGCAGGATCCCGACGGCGATGACGGCCGGGATCCAGAGCGGGGCCAGTACCCACAGCCAGCTCCAGTTGATGACGCCGGTGAGCTTCAGGATGATGAAGGCGACGGCGAGAAGGCCGCAGAAGCCGATCCCGCCGGCCGTCGTGTTGTTTCTTTCGTTGTTCATGTATTACCTCCAGTATTATTTTCCGAGCCCCTTCAGCGCGCAGGCTGTGCAGGCGGTTCGGACGTCGGGCTCCAGTGCGAGGATCCGGCGGGCCGTGTCTGTCTGCCAGCACTCAGCGCCACAGACGGGGCAGGTGGTGAGCTGCCAGTCGTCCGTCGGAGGCTCCGGGACGTTATCGCGCAGCGGCATGGTGAGGATCCCGCCATCTCCGGGCTGGTGGGGTGAGAGAATGGGCTCGGGCTCGTCGGGGATCATGGTGTTGAGGAGCTCGTTGTACTTCTTGAATATGGCCTCCGACGCTGCGCTCCAGCTCTCGCCGTGCTCCGTGTCCTCCGGGGTGGCGACGTGGGCCAGCTCGTGCGCCAGCAGCTCAGGGGCGGCGCTGATGGGCGCCTCGGCCGAGATGCAGACGATCGGCGTGCTGCCGTCGTTGGGAAAGATGGTCAGGCCGTAGGCGGTGCCGTTGGTCTCGTCCCGCAGGTCGGGGACGTACTGCGCGACGTACTCGACGCCGGGGTAGAGCTCAGAGAAGGCCCGGGCCACGATGGCCGTCGGGTCGTTGATGAAGGGCGAGGCCATCTGGCCGATCTTCTCGTACTGCTTCAGGGCCGTGTAGGTCTCGCGCAGCATGGCCCGCACTTCGTCCTTCTTGATGCCGTTGATGGTGGGCCCGTTCAGGATCAGGTCGAGCATCCTGTCGCTCCAGTCCTGCATCAGGTGGGTCTCCGGCATACCGCAGCCGAAGGGCACGACGTCGACCTTCTCACGGGTGAGGGTTTCGTATTCTTTCACGGTGCTGCTCCTTTCAGAAAAGCCGAGCGGGCCGGAGCCCGCCCGGCGCTCCATTTACTGCATGACGACGACCTTGCCGGCGTCGATCAGATCGCCCATGTTCTTCAGGAAGTAGTCGGCGATGTTCTTCTTGGCCTCGAGCTTCCAGATGCCGCCGTCAGCCTCGAAGAAGCCGATCCCCTCGTCGGGATCCACGCGCAGCAGGAACTCGCTCTCGGGCTGCTCCACCTCGAGGAAGGTGCGGAACGGCCGCAGCATGACGCGCGGCTTGATCTCAATGAGTGCGTTGAGGGCGACGCCCTGACGCGCCTCGACGGTCTGCGTGACGCCGTTGTCGTTGGTGCTGACGCTGTTCTCGTTGGTCATGCGACTCAGCAGGTCGAGCAGGTAGGCCGTGCCCTCGTTGGGGATGCAGAGGCTCCGCAGCTCGATCAGAGCTACCTCGCGTCCTCTGAAGCCGGTGCGCAGGCCCGGGGCGTCAGCCTTGGCGCGGTAGAGCGTGTTGCGGGAGAAGTCGCTCAGATAGGTGGTCATCACCTCGACGGTGTCGTTGCTCTTGACCTGCACCATGATGGTCGTGCTGACCTTCTCGAGCTCGGTGCGGATCAGCTTGCAGATGCTATCGAGTCCGCTGACGCTGATGCAGTCAGGGCGGTCGACGTGCGGCGGGATGCGGGTGAGTGATGCGTCGGCGTAGGTCTGGCCGTCAATCTCGAAGATCTTGGTCTCCTTCAGGCTGACGATTTTGTCGATCATTTTTGCGAGCATTGTGTTGTCCTCCTTGTTCTGTGTTGTGGGTGTTTATCCGTGCTGGACGAGCTTCAGGAGCTTCGGGGCCTCCTGCTGCGTGCCGTCCATGTTCATTTGGCCGGGCACCTGTGGCACCATCTCGGCGACGACGAGCTCGCCGTTGCCGTCAGAGGTGACATAGAGAGCCGTGGCG